TAGCAGAATCCTCAAAACCTAATCGCCACTGCTGCATAATGGCAATCATCATATCTGTAGCAGAAGCCAATTCTGTATCCGTAGAGATTGCAAGTTCTATGGCCGATTTAATGTTAGTCATGGTCTCAGTGACTCCCATACCAGCTTTCCCCATCTCCTTCATACCGGCTGCAATCTGCTCAGCCGAGAACATATACTGAGTGGATAATTGCTGAGCTGACTTAATAAGCTTTTGGTTTTCTACCGCTGTAGCATTAGTTACTATACCGGTAAACTTCATCTGGTATTGAAACTCTGCCCCCTTTTTAATAGCTGAACCTAGACCGGCTAACGATGCCGCCCCAATCATAGCAAGGCCAGCTGAAAGGTTTCTAGTATACCTTAGCTGGTCATCATAAAGCTCCTGGGTGGTTTTTTTCATACTAGCTGCGGAAGACCTTATCTTTGCAGCTGGTCCCGAGAATTCATCTCGTAAAAACATGCTAATCCCGATACCGAGATTGGTACTTCCTGGAGGCATAATAATTTAGCTTTTAATTTCTCTTAAGACCCGTTCCTGGTAATCATCGCAGATTTTCAAAAACCCCATCCGTTTCTTAACGGGTAATGACTTCCATTCGGCAAAAGTAAAATGAAGTTTATTTTGGGAAATATAAAAATACTCTTCGGCTATATTTCCCGAGGAAAGAAAAAATCCGGCGTCCCCACTATTAAGTAAGGCATAATTTCCCCTGTCACTGGGTTTTGAAGTTCGGTTATGAGTTCAGTGACTTTATCGTTTTCATTAATTTCCCTACGGATATCGGCCATATCATAAGGAGTAAAGTTCCTAAAATTCTCGACCTTTATCCATTTACCATCAACCCAGAATTTTAAATCCCTGGCAAGAAGTTCCTGATTCTTACTTTGAGCTTCTGGATTTAACTTAAGTAAATATTTCTCACCGTACCCATTCATAAAGGTATACATAAGTTTCTTACCAGTTCTGGTAGTAAACTCCCTAACCTTATCACCACCAAATTTATGGGGAGCTATACGATACTTATAATAATCAGGATCTCTAGGATCACTTGGAAAATAATCCTTAGAGTAATCCCAGATATATTGAGAAAGGTCTTCTTCATATTCTATGGGAGCGGTCATATTATCCCAGTGAAATGAGAACCTTAGGATGTTACCCAGAGAGTATATCCTACTGGCTAAAATAATAAAGAACTTATCACATAGTTTCATGGATAATACATCATCCAAAGAAAGTTTCCGACTAGTAGTATAATCAGTATCTACTACTATACCAGAAACAAATTTATTTATAGAAGTCCCATCCTGAGACATTACCCCATTTGATATCACATCATCATCATCACCATTCTGTTGACGAAGGGTTACCTCAAAACCTGTGGGGGTTACAAGTTTTACTACATCCCCATAGACTTCATTTAATTTAGCTGGATCAACCATGATTTTTATTTAGAATAGTAGTATAGGGTTATTAAGCTTTGGTATACTAGAAAAAGAGGGCTCCACCGGAAGCCCCCTTTTAAATTCGATGGGATCGAAATATTAAACTCTCTGAAGCTTGTCCACCGAAAATTCAATCGTCTCGATAGCATTACCAGAATCCGTCCTTGACAATTCTGTGGGAGTTACCTTGCAAGGCCATACTCCGAAAGCCATCCAGGTATTAAGAACTGTTACACCATCTTCTGCCAACTCGGTTACTACAATGGTCTTCTTATAGACATCAGGTATAGCTCCACCACCGATGACTGAACTCTGGCAGGTATCATGCCATGACCACATATAATTGTCACCAGCTCTTGAAGACATGAGTTTCTCAGCCCTGATGTTAGCATACTCTACCCTACCGGCAGTTTTAATGCTATGGTTGGTATCACCATGTTCATCCTGGGCAATACTACTTTCGGGCATTTCAACCTTCTGGAATAAGAAGGGGTTGAGTGGATCAGGAGATATCTGGATAGACCAGTTAAACTTCTTTCTTGGATTTGCAAACTTTGCCATATCGTTATCTGTTTATATTACTTATGAAATATATACTCCTTCTCCCTGAACCAGCATGAGGTTGAATGTGAGCTCCTGCATAGAAGGTATGGGCCATATCTTAAGGTTAATCTTATATTTCCCATTCTGAACATCCACGGGGTTGTTAACCTGAAGGTCATCTATGGTATTGGCATCCTGGTCACCATAATACTCATATTTATACAAAGCCCGGTAATCTGGTGAGGTCATCCTATCGAGGAATGGTTTGAGGTGGTAATAGATCTTCTTAAAGGTAAGAGGATCGTTGGGTTCTTCCAGGTACTGCTCAAGTATGGGCTTGAGTGTTCTCTTGAGGTAAATGGTTAGGAATACCACGCTTAAGAATTTCATCTGGTCATTAGCCAACTGGCCAGAGAAGTTACCAGATATCTGGGTGATGCCATTCTTCTGAACCATCATATTGATCTGAGAGTTGGCGATGGTATTAAGGTCAGAGAACGATGATGGCGTTCCGAAGTTGTTCACTACCCCCAGAGCATCCTGGATCTGGCTTCTGTTCCAGCCGGCAAGGGAGTACCAGGGGCCAAAGCTATTGTGAACATACGCGGCAATACCAAGAACATCACCCATCTCGGAATAAGGTTTCTCTACCAGAGTCCTTTCTTCACGAAGCCTTATACCACCACCGAACATTGCAAAATAAGGTGAGTTATTAGCAATGGTAGTTCTTTCAGCTGTTAATGTAGTTGCTGTGGTTAACGTGTTAGCCAGATGGGCAAAGAATACCATATCCTTACGAGTATGGCAATATGTAGCTCCCCCCTGGTTAATAGCTGTTGTGCTCATCTCAGGAACAGCCATGATCATGCAGTCATCCACATTGTCAAAAGCATTCATAGCTGCTACATAATCAGAAGCGGCATGACCCGAAGGATCAACCCCGCCGGTGAATGCTGAAGCAGCTGCGGTAGCTGGCCTCATAAGAGTACCGGTAGTAGTATCTACGTATGTGAAATTCAGTAACTGAGACATTGCCTTAACCTCATCCAAAGCCGTTTGAGCACTGGCGGGGCCATCCACGAATTTTGGCAGGTTGTAATAATACTCATTAAGACTTGGTTCCAGTGCATGGGTAATATACATATCCCAATAATCAGCTGTAATGCCATTGGATGGATCAGCTATCTGGATACTCACGTTGTTGTAATCTGCTCCAGGATACTTGGGCTGAACCTGAAACAGTGTTACCGGGGCACCATCGGCATTCTGTATGTTTTTAGCAATAGCGGTAACTGCTGCGACTGAAACAGCATTGGGTCTGCATACCCTTAACCTTGCTCCTCTGGCAAGAGCCCTCTTACAAAGGAAAGGAAAGGTAGAAGTAGAATCTATTAACCCACCATAGATTCTCTCAAACTGGGCCCAACTGTTTATGATGAAGAGTTCGGGTTGCTCAACTGGACCCCGCTTAGTTATCCCTATAACTGCAAAGATAGCAGGCTGAGGATCAGATATTCCTGGGGTAAAATTGCCCAAATTAAACTGGACTTTAGCAGTGTTTGGCATAGTTACTAATTTTTAAGTTTTATATCTTATATATAAGCATTATTTAGTATTGTGCTTTATTTAACCGACTAGGCTTCGATTAAAGTTCCATGAACTGTAGCCATAGCATTTATAGTACCCCTTGGAGTATACCTTACTACCAATGGGTCGGTTTCAACAAACCCCCAAGTACCTTCTATATATTTCAATATATTAGGATGAACTGATATCTCGGTAATCTTAGATACTAACCCACCAGTATAACCAGGAGCCTGAAATACCACTGGTTCTCTATCATAGCAATCGGGTATTTCATAGGCATAAACTTTCTCCAATATGCCCATCTCGTGGTCATCCATATTATAAAAATTCAAATACCTACAGAATATAGTTTCTGTTGCATCATTATAATGTGGAATATAACCTCTACGGGGTAAAGCCAAAGCTAAAATGGCATTTAATATCCTTTCCTCTTTTACATTAGAAGATACCAAATGGATATTAACATAAAAATCCACAGTCTGAGGGGGAGTAACCTGAGCCCGGTATTCCAGGCCCAGGTCAATGAATTCTCTCTGGGGGTCTCCCCCTAGTGACCCTGGTAGAAAGTTCCCGGTATTGATGACAATACGTGGTGCTTTCTTAACCTCTTTGGCCATATTTGAACCCTCATTATAAATATCAATAGCAAAACCTCTAGAATTAATAATGACAGCTTTATCATCCTCATAATCCTGATAACCTATAGATGTATTCGGATACAGAGTGATATCAGGAAGATATCCCTTATCTACTACCTCTTTCCTGATAGTTTCAAATAAGCTTCTTTCTATTAGCTCTTGAACTGTAGATAAACTTGTATCTGACATTATCTTCTTTTTTTAACTATCACCCCCATAGCTCCAAAACCCACAGCTATACTTCTTTCAATGTATTTCCTAATCCCTTCCTTACCACCCATAGTTATTCTAAAGGTATCAGAGAATACAGGCCTAGCAGGTACTATAGTTTTATTAGTCTCAAACCCATGTTCTACAATATTAGCATACTCATGTACCTCTAAATTATTACTATCTGAAGGCCAATAAGTGGGTCTACTTATACCAGTAGGTATACCAACTGAATAAATGGTCTTGGTTGAATTAATCATAACCCTAACAGAACTCATCATGGTTCCGCTTACCTTTAGAGCTACACTACCATAACCATGTAGTTGTTTCCTCCTAAGATACTCCCCTTCGTTCTGTGGATAACCAAATCTTTTACCGCCAGTCCTAATATTTTGTTTAACTGCTTTACAATAATCTTCAGCAAAGCCTTTTTGACCTTGTCTTGCAGCAGCGGCTAATATTAAATTGGTTGAATTGATTAACCTAGAAAATCTTACCCAATCACCCTCGAGTCGTATCTCAACGTCATACCCACCACGCGATCTTAGACCATACTCAGTACCACCTTCAAATCTCTCAGCCATATTAGTAAGTAGTTGATCCTGTAAGGGGGTTTAATCTTCTTAAAATAATGTAGATCAGTAAGGGTTCATCCTTAGCCTGAGCTGCAGGAGTTTCCCCAGCACAGCGATATTTAACTCCGCGGTGTATAAAATAATCCTTACCTGGATCTACTATGAAATTACCATTAGCATTTATATACCCAAGCCCGGCAAGATATGACCGATTAAAAATAGCAGCGATACTTTCTTTATCTAATTGCCCACTAGCTGTTTCTTCGCTTAAAGGCCAAGAACGATAAACATTATAATTAACCAAACACTTCAATACAATAGATTCGGTAGTCTCTTGACTACCATCATCTTCACCATACCTCTGTAGCCCATTACTAAACCTCAACCAGGTGATGTTTTCCTGGTTAAAGAAACTATGGGCATCATTTATAATGGCTTTATAATTAGCCCAGTCAGCGTCGCTTATAGACATAGTTAAATAAATTTAGGGGGTGGAACTCCCACCCCCTTAATCCTAGTTGACTCAGTCTTTCGCCTTAAACATAAGGATGAGAGCAGATACATACCCAACCAGCTGTCCCCCAATTGTAATGATCCCAGTGAAGATCTCATTAAGAGGCTGGACTTGGTCAGATGTAATCTTACCCATAGCCAAAAGAACTGTTACCACCAACTGAACTGCCATCAGGAGAATCCCCGAGATGGTAGTAACCAGGTTCCTTGAGGGAACCTCTTTGTTGTAAAAATTCCTTGAATAACTCATAACATTAATGTTTAGAATAAAACTATTTGGTTAATTAACGATTCCCTACCCTCTAGAACTGGCTCTTGGTCAAAATAACTATTAGGTAGATATTGTCTAATAGTATCATACCATTCCACATACGTGTAAGTCCTTCTTAGAGTGTTCAAGGCATAATATGAATGTATACCGTGATATTTATCTAAGCTAGCAATATAGGCATCAGCCGCAGTTTGGTCATCACGGCAAGCTGCCAATGTAATCCAGTTCATATCCGTTAATACCAGGTTACGGATCTGGAGTTTTGGATCCACTTCGAACTTAGGAGCAATATACCTATAAGTAGGCTTATAACAATTGTTCCTTGTAGATGAACCTGAATGGCATGAATCTATCATCAGGATAACGGTAACTCCCTCTGGTATCTTGCTAAGTATTGCATGAAGCTGATCATCTACCAATAAGCCATCATAAAGATACCAGGCCTGATCATACCCACTTACCTCGTCACCATTGGTATCCCTGGTTAATGTACCGTGGCCAGAATAATGTATATAGATTATATCTCCCCTTTGTGAGTGGACTATAACATACTCTATTTCCATTAGTACCCTTTTACGGGTAACTTTGCTATCCAAGAATTTCCTGATTTGGAAACCCTCAGGTAACAATTTTTCTTCGGCCAGGTTTACATCATTTATACAACCACGTAAATCATTGCCATTGCCATAAGCATTGATAGCGAATAACAGGGCCACCCTATTATGATGTACCCAGGTAGGAGACTTAGGTTGAAACCAAGAAACACACATATCTTATCCTTGAGAAGTTACAGTATCATCTAATGTAGTGGCTGGTAGCCAATCTGTGTTAACGTACCTTTGGGGATTTATTACCACTTTGTTACCCTTACACATTGGGACTTTAACTTTAAGAAAATTGGCCAGCCCACATATATCTGATATCAAAGTATCCAGTACACTAAAACCTTCCTTAGAAGTCGAACTGAATACCTGCTGCATAGTTTCGCTGGGTTGGAAAAACCTAACCCTTGCAGGACCAGTTTCTATCTCCTGAATACCGCCAGTAGTAGACGAGGTAGTAGTAGATGAACTGGTGCTTAACAAATGCAACAGGCTACCCTTAGCTGCTCTCATCAGTGCATCATAAGCCACCAACTTAGAGATAAGAGCATTAGCCATCATACTCCAAGCTGAATCGGTATTAATAGAAGCCTGGGGTATATAAAATGCACTGGCCAGGAATGTTCTCCAGTAAAGAATCCTTTGTATTTTGTAATTCTCATCTAGAGTTATATCAGCCGGTAAATCAGTATCTAAGAAGGCTTCAATAGCCTGACTAAATGGTACATAATCCTCAAGCTTAAGATTACCCCTTATTAAAAGGTTAATAGAAGAATCAGACTTTGTTTCTTCTATTATATACTCATATAAACCTGGGGTACCCAAACTAGCCGATGGGAAATTAAATAATACCCGACCAGTAGCCAAAGTGATACTACCAACTATAATCACAGGCGAACTCTGGTCAAAATAGATGGACATCCTAACTGTACTACCCGTAAAATTGTATATGGTATTATCTAGGTTAGTAAATATAAAAGTCTTCGATTGACTTTTACCTTCATATAGTGTAAAATCCAACTCATTCATATTATTAACTTGTTTTAATCATCAGCTATACTAACCTTGACCCCATCGATTGAAACATTACCCTTGAAGACCCTTAGAACTGAACCAGCATTCCAAATAGAACCCGAAACAATAGACCCAGAGTAGATAGACCCATATAGCTCTTCAGGTGGAATATATTCCCGGATAGATCCAGAAACTATATTCGAACAAAGAGAAGAACCAGATAAAAACCCAATACCAACCAAATCAGCCCAAGATAACGCCCCTTGACTTATAGCTGAATGTAATCTACCATGACCCCCTAATATAGCAGTACTAGTATTGATACCATGAATAGACCCAAATAAACCATTCCTTGAAACTAGTGCAGCGTAAGTAATCGAATTTCCAGAAGCAAGCCCACTTATATTGTAAAGACCATTCAATAAAGCATAATTAATGCTAACCCCCCCGGATATACCAGATATATTAACTAATCCCATTAAGTTAGCTAATACTATTGGGTCTATTATGATTTGGCTACTCAATGAACCTTTAGCTATTAATGTACCTGATACCAGTGTTATACCATCAGTTTTGCCTACCTGAGTCTCTAAAATAGGGGTAGCAGAACATGTGGATACCCCAGTACTAGTAGCTACTAAGTTAGCAGTAGCAAGTATTCTACCAGTAACTGTAGATACTCCACTAGAAGCTGCAATAATATTGCCCTTTAATGCCCCTGCTACATTCGCTGCTGCATTAATAGAAGCAGAGATATTTGCAGTAGCTGAAAGGTAGCCTGATACCGAAGCCACACCTCCTATATGGCCAGCAAAGACCCCAGAACTACTGATATAGGCAGCTACGGTGGCTACTCCACCAATAGACCCAACCAACCTACCTTTACCCTGTAATACCCCTAAAACAGATACTACTGGGGAGATAGCCACTTGTAGCAAACCTAACCCCGAGAGAGTCCCAGAAACGAAAGATACTCCCGTTGACGATGTATATATTTGACCTGTTGCTCTTAATATACCTAAAGGCCCAGAAATACCATTAGATTGCCCATATAGGAACGCACTTGCCCCGAACGTACCCATAACGGAAGTCACTCCACTTGAGACACTACTCAAGGCACCTAATCCCGAAATGGCTGTGATTATTGTCGTAACTCCACTTAATGAACCAGATAATTGGCCAACTGCCTCTAAAGCTCCAGAAACTACTGATTCACCATTGGCCTGGCCTAAAACCATATCGGAAGATGCTTCTGAGAGTGTACCAGTTACTGAGGCCTCTACTGAATCATTCCAACCAGCCACTCTAGCCAACAGCCACCACAGGGCCTTGGCTAACCTTAAAGCACCAACCTCACCTATGTGATCCCCATCAGCATCATTCCCATCGACGATATTCCATGAAGCATCATAATCAAGAGTATTATCAGGGTGTATCTGATCATGTGGCCTAAGAGTACCACCATCATTCCAATATACCCTATACCTCTCACCAGAATTGTTATGTACTAAGATATCCGCGTAATCAAAAAGTATCCTACTATTATCACCCCTCACATAATTACGGATATGATCATGCTTTAATTCCCTTTGAAACCCATTTTCAGTTCCGCCATTTTCATCTACTGGACCAGTAGAAAAGATTGCTATGGTAGGTACGGTATTGGCAATAAAATATGAGTTGTATTCATTGATTGCCGCAATATAAGTATCCATACATACGGCATTACTAGTCAGTACCTCATCAGCAGCATCAAGGCCCCAACGCCCATTGGCATCACCGGCCCAGTGCACATCAAATACTGTATCTAACCCCCCACCAGGGGGGTTATTCCAAGTAGTTTCATATGACCACCCATATATGAGTACTTTTAAAGGATTACCACCAGAAGCCCAGCCAGCGATTATCGACTCATAGTCCGTAAGGTTTTCTAACCAAGCATTAACATTAGATTGCCATGGCCTACCTAGCCTAAGGTATTGATCGGAATAAGCTGGTGGGGGGTCACTAAGCCAAGTAGTGGCCTGATAAGTTGAATCATAGACCTCTAGCAAGTTAACCCCATTTTGATAACCGAGTGAATGTGACATACCCGTAACCCATACCAACATCTTTTTTACTTCATCCACATAATATTGTGGTATAAGGTCATACCTATCTACTGCTCTATGGTCTGCTACTATTTGACTACTAGGGGCTATATACCCAGACATATAAGCTTTAGCCAGCATACTACCGGATACTGATGATACACCAAGAGTATTGCCAGATACTCCACCTTGCGTAACTATCCCCAAATCCCCTAATACAGAAGCCGTACCAGAAATAACACCGGATATACCGCCTTGGGGTATATCCCATGAATCATATGATAGGCCATTACCAGAATTATATATTTCTGATATCTCCGAAACTGTAAGGGCCTTATTCCAAATTGCTACTTCATCAATTAACCCTTGCCAGAACATAGACCCATTTCCATGAGCACCTATTTCCCATGGCTCAGAATCTTGTGATAAATTCCCAGTTAAAGAAGATGGGCTTACATAACTTACTTCAGACCCATTGACATACAGCCTTATAGTAGAACCAGAAATAGTAGCCCCATCATATACCATAACTAGGTGTGTAAAAACGCTAGCTGAACCTATATCTATAGTGTCATTAGCTACATCCCCCTCACCATTCGTGGTAGCTACCCCAGCTGATAATAATCCCCACCTAATCCCGATTCTAAATTGACTCCAATACTTACCGACAGCTATTATATCCCCGGATTGGGCTACTGTTAGCCTAACCCAAACACTAATGCTAAGTTTGTCACCACCACAGGCCATTGCAGGTAACAAAACCCTAGAACTAGACCCATTAAAAGAATAACAATTATTTATCTTACCACTAGAGCTACTAGTAATATTGTAATTTGTACCGTCATTAGTACTATGATCATCTTCAGCTAATGAACCCGAAATCTCTTCTAATTTCCAGTAACCCAATAAATTAGTCTTTAAAGCCATTGTGTTATTGTCTATCAAAAAAGGCCCTACCCTCACAGATAGAGCCTTTTAATGAAACATGGAAAATGGATTAGTCCTCTGTGATGTCAAGGTCACCAATAGCGAATTCGGGGGTAATGCCCGAGCTTACCGCAAGGCTACTGGTAAGATCTCCCCAGTACAGCATATCACCACCGGTTGATGCTGTCATGATTGCGAATGCCACGATAGTTGCTCCCGTTGCACCGCACTGCGGGAATGTGATAGCAGCAGCATTAGATACTGCACCAGATGCCACTGTCCAACCAGCTGATGAACGGGGTACTGCTACCCTTGCATAGTTGGTATAAGTAGTTTCTGTACCGGCCGTTGAATCAGTTGGTGCTGTAGTGAACAGTGCCACATAAAGGTTCCCAGCGGCAGCGGAAGGCTGAAGCCCGCTGGTATCACCGATATTGGCCAGAGCTGTATTATTAAAAATCAGCTCGAGAAGATCGGTTTCAAAATTATCTCTTTTACTTCCTGCCATGGTATTAGGATTTGTTTGGGTTCAATTACTCGTTGTTTTCGTTGAGCTTTTCCAACCTGTCCAGCTCCTCTACCATTTCTTCCAGGGACATTTTCTTGAAAGCCTTCATATCAGACTTACTGACTTCGTAAGTACTGTCATAATAAGCGATCAGATCCTTGGTTGTCTGGCCATATTTACTGTCGATAGTTGGCTCGGGTACAATACCCTTAAAAGCCTTATACTCAGTCTCAGTAACAAGCATCAGATGACCACCGGCCAAAGCTGCCTTAACCCGGCCGCTAGCTTGCATTTTAGGATTCAATTCTACGACCTGATTCTGGAGCACTTTCAGTGCAGAATACGGATCATAAAATGATTCGGCCTTCTTGCCTAATTTTACATACTTTGCCATAACAATTTTGTTTTATTTAGAATAGTATAAAGCTCTAGTACCCTTTGGTTGGATACTAGAGCTTAAGGGCCATTCAATTAAACGATGGTAACGTTCTGCAGAGTATCAACATCCATCCAGGTCGGGAACCCGTAGGATGAGAAGGCAACGCTGCTGTCGAGAATGATAGCTGCATCCCTGAACAGTTTGGCAAAGCCAGTCTGAAGGGTAACATAGAAGGCTTCTGTCTGATTGGATACAATCCTTTCAGATTCAACCTTGAGTGGCCAGCCATTGAACTTGATAACGGCTCCTGCCGGGTCAAGTATGATCTGCTGGTTTGAAGCCACGTTTCCGTGTACAAAGAGGTTTGAAGCTCCAGGTACCGGTGACTTGAGGGTGATACTGGCTAGAGGTGAACCTGAGACCGGGGTTTTGAACTCGGTGAGGTTCAGAATAGTAGCTGAGGCTGTTTCACCTGCTACGATCGTGTTGGGTACCCTGCCCATACGTCCCATCCTTACCCATATTTTGAGCAGGTCTGAGTAGGCAAGCGTACCGGAAGTAGCCACCCCAATTACGGGTGCAGATTCTGAACCGTCGGCCTGTTCACCATTTGTAATAGCTGCGAGAGCCAGCACATCAGTGGCATGTCCAAGTTTAACCCCGAAGTCCCTCATGAAGATGGATACCAGGTTAAGAGAGGCATACTGAACGACCTCATCTGAGAGTTTGATACCGCGACCGATTTTGTATATCCTGAAGGATTTCGATCCATAGGAAATAGCACCGAGCGGAATAGTCTCAGCTTCTCCCACATACATGGGGGCAGCATCTGACATATTAATCCAGGGCATAACCTGGGTAAG